ACTCCCGGCACTGTTCAGGTTGCTGGTATCTTTGTTGGCTGTAAATACCTGTCCGTGTCGCAGAAGCGCACGGTATGGTCTAACTATTGGCCCGGTTCCGACAACAATGGTGATGTCACCGCTTATATCGTGACTGATCCAAATGCTAACTTCCTCGTGCAGGTTGGCGGTTCGTCTTCGACTGGCCTTACACAGGCTGACATTGGTGCAAACGTGCAGTTCTCTTACGGCACGGGTAATGCTGCCAACGGAATTTCTGGTGCTTACGTTGTATATAACAGCGGTGCTGTTACTGCGACTTTGCCATTCCGTGTCAAGTCTCTCGTCACTGAGCCACCCGGCTCGAATGGTTCGGATGCGGCTTCTGCATACAACTATGTCATCGTCGGCTTCAACAACGTAAGCAATAAACAGCTTACGAGCGTTGGTTAATAGGAGTAAAGAGTCATGGCTGTTAATCTTAGTGCCATTAAAGACCTTCTGCTCCCCGGCCTCCGTGGGGTTGAAGGCAAGTATGAGATGATCCCATCTCAGTATGACAAACTGTTTACTAAGCATGAGTCGAAAATGGCTCTGGAACGCACCGCTGAAATGCGCTTCTTGGGCCTCGCCCAGTTGAAGACTGAAGGCGGTCAGACCCAGTTCGACAACAGTGCTGGCGAACGTTACGTCTATAACCAAGAGCATACTGAAATTGCTCTCGGCTACGCGATTACCCGCAAGGCAATCGACGACAACCTGTATAAAACTCAGTTCATGCCATCGAACTTGGGTCTGATTGAATCCTTCCAGCAGACCAAAGAAATCTACGGTGCAAACGTGTTGAATACAGCAACCACCTACAATGCTAACATTGGCGGTGATGGTGTCGCTCTTTGCGCTACCAACCACCCAATCGATGGAAGCACTGTTGCTAACCGTCCTACCACTGACGTTGACCTGAACGAAGCAACCCTGCTGAACGGCATGATTGCAATTCGGACCAACTTCAAGGATCAGGCTGGTCTGAAAGTGTTTGCTCGCGGTCGTAAACTGGTTGTCCCTCCGCAGTTGGAACCAACAGCAATCCGTCTTACTAAGACTGAATTGCGCCCCGGCTCCGCAGACAACGACGTTAACGCGATCATGATGACCGCAGGTGGTTTGCCTGAAGGTTACATGGTTAACGACTTCTTGACTTCGCAGTTTGCTTGGTTCTTGCTTACGAATATTGACGGTCTCTCGTATATGGAGCGCGTTAAGTTCGAAACAGACATGCAAGTCGACTTCGTGACTGATAACTTGCTTGTTAAGGGCTACGAGCGTTACAGCTTCGGCTACTATAACTGGCGTTCAATCTGGGGTTCGTTCCCAACTTCGTAATAGGTCAAGCCCCTGCCCATCGTGGGTGGGGGCATTCAACTGAAAGGGTCATATCATGGCTTCTACACATTTCAGTGGACCTGTTATTGCGGGTGATTTGCAGCAGGGTGAAGTGGGCGGTCCCAATCAGGGTCCAGTTCGCCTTTCCCAGTATGTAAATCTGACTCAGAATAGCACGACCGCTGTATCGTCTACCCTTTACATCCCTGCTGGTTCGCTCATCGAAAGCGTTGTTGTCGATGTTTTGACTGCATTTAACTCTGCCACTTCTGCAACTCTGACAGTCGGCACTGCCGCTGCTGGAACTCAGTATGTAAGCGGCGTTGATGTGAAGACCGCTACGGGCCGCATTGCAATTACTTACACTGCTGCTCAGTTGGCTGCTATGTCTGGACAGACTGTCCTTGGCGTTGCCGCTCCAACAACCGCCCCAGTTGTTGTGACTATCACTCCTGTTGGTGCTACCACCGCTGGGTATGTGCATGTCACTGTCAACTACATCCAACAGTAATAGGAGAGTCCCATGAAGGGTCGTTCAAAACGGACCAGCGGTGGCATGGTTGAAAAGGGCGTTAAGGCAAATGACGCTTCGCCAACCGAAGTTTACGCTGGCGCAAATTCTAATGTTGTCAAAGAAGCCAAAGAGCGCAAGCACGGTGGCAAAGTTGACGGCGCAAAATCTAAAATGCGTATGGACCGGGCTAAACGCAAGTCTGGCGGTCGTGTCGGTTCCAATATGAACCCACTGTCGTCTGCTGCAAAAGGCACGGAACCTTCCATGCATAAGTCGATGGAAAACTACTAAGCATTGCTTCTTGGTAGATATTCGATAAGATAGGCGGGACTTAACGGTCCCGTCTTTCATATGGAGATATAGATGTCAGGTGCATGGACGCGCAAAGAAGGAAAAAACCCTTCTGGTGGGTTGAATGACAAAGGTCGCGCTTCTTTGAAGGCAGAAGGCCATGACATTAAAAGGCCGCAGCCGGAAGGCGGTTCCCGTAAAGATAGCTTCTGTGCCAGAATGACCGGAATGAAACGGAAGTTGACTGGTTCGGCAAAAGCCGCCGACCCTAATAGCCGCATCAATAAATCATTGCGTAAGTGGGATTGCTGATATGAGTGAAAAACCTTTCTGGGAAAAAGATGCCCCTAAAGATGCAAAGGTGAAACACCTTAATAAGCAGCAAGTTCAAACCGCCAAGGCTAAGGCTCGTGCGGCTGGGCGACCTTATCCAAACCTTGTAGATAATGCTGCCGTTGCCCGTGCAGGAAAAGGAAAATAACCATGCGTTCAATTATCGTCGAATGCGGACCTTATGCCGCGCCATCAGCAACCAACATCCGCACGGCATCTTCTGTTTCGGCTGGCGCAGTGGTATTGAATGGTTCGCTTGTCACCACCATAACCACAGGTAATACCTACTCCGGGTCTGCAATTACGGTGACGGTAGCAACATTGGATAAACCTCGTCGTGTGTTGTTTACGTCTGCTGGCAATGACAGCGGTATTACATTCACCATCACGGGGACGGATTGGAACAATAACCCCGTGTCTGAAGTTTTGACGGGCGCAAATGCCACTTCTGTTTATACCCTTTACGATTATAAAACCGTGACATCGGTTGTTGCGTCAGGTGCATCGGCAGGCAACGTCAGCATCGGGACAAATGGTGTTGCATCAAGCCGTCCCGTTTTCTTGGATACCTTTGCTGACAGCAGCACTTACATCCAAACTGACACTGGTGGTTCGTCGGCGATTACATACAGCATCCAACTTTCGGGCGATAACCCAAATAATGCACAGCTTGGAATGGGTTCTGACACCTATGCCAATGCTCGGTGGATTAATTCTGGAACTGCCGCGCTTGTTAATGCCACTTCATCTCAAAATGCAAACCAAGCGGGCATCCCAAACATGATTCGGTGTCTCATCAGTAATGCTGGGTCTAACACCACCGCATCGGTTCATGTTAACTTCAATCAATCCGGTATGGTTTCCTACTAAACCAATAAAGGTTATCCCATGTCAAACGTAACAATTTCGGGTCTTGCAGCGGGAACAGCTTTATCGGGAAGCGAACCTTTCCCGGCGGTTCAGGCTGGCAACACGGTAAAAGTCACTGCGGCACAGATTGCCACATATGTGTCAGCTAGCCCTGTTTTGACCGGGAATGTGACGCTTACAAACATCCTCACGCCTGCATCAAACACCAATTTGAACATTACCCCAAACGGCACGGGGTCTGTTCTTCTTAACTCCACCACAAATATTGGCCTCCAATCGACGACAACCACGCTCGGTGTTGGTTCGACTGATGCAATTATGACTACGCAGGGTGCATATAATTTGATCCTCCGCACCAATGCGGCGGCAACGAATCAGGGGTCTATCACCATCAACAATGGTGCAAACGGGAACATTGTTATCAGCCCAAATGGGACAGGCAATGTTCTCTCCACCACTTCAATTAAATCTAACTCTGCTACTGGCGGTGTTGGGTATGCGAGTGGTGCGGGTGGAACTGTAACTCAGTTGACCAGCAAAGTGACTGGTGTGTCTCTGAGCAAGGTATGCGGCAACATCACAACTGCTGCTGATGCTTTGGCTGGTGACACAACCGTTTCTTTTATCCTGACGAATACGGCAATTGCTGCTGGTGATGTAATGATCATCAATCATCTGTCTGGTGGCACAATTGGCGCATATACGTTTAACGCTCAGTGCATTGCAGGCTCCGCAACCATCAATCTGCACAATGTTACGACAGGCTCCCTTAGCGAAGCGTTGACACTTGCTTTTGTTGTGGTGAAGGCCGTTACCGCGTAAGGAATTACAATGGCAAGCAGCGGAACATACAACTTTAACCCATCGCTTGGTGAATTGACGTTGTATGCGTTCAATCTTGCTGGAGTGCGGAATACCGCTATTTTGCAGGAGCATATGTCAAGTTCTCGCATTGCGATGAATTTGATGCTGTCTCGTTGGGCTAATATGGGTGTTAATCTTTGGAAGGTTGACCTTGTTACAATCCCATTAATTACAGGCCAAACTCAATATCCCGCTGGTTCAACTGCTACAGACGCAAATACGACCGTCATGGTCTTGGATGCATATGTGACGACAACGCAGACTGGACAAAACATCGACCGAATCATCCTTCCGGTCAGCCGAAGCGAATATGCCTCATACCCCAACAAGCAACAGCAGGGGTTCCCGACAATTTATTGGTTTGACCGTTTGATCAGCCCAACCCTGACAATTTGGCCTGTTCCCAATACCAGCACTGGCCCGGCAACTTTAAGTTTTTATCGGGTGACGCAAATTCAGGATGCCAACGCAACGGGTTCGCAAACTGCGGATATTCCGTATCGTTGGTTGGACGCGTTTGCCAATGGCCTTGCATATCGTCTTGCGCGGGTCTGGAACCCGCAAATGGTTGCCCAGTTAAAGCCTGAAGCTGACGAATCATACATGATTGCCGCGCAGCAGGATGTTGAAGACGTTGATATGTTTATTTCGCCGCAGATGAGCGGATATTGGCGCAACTAAGGATTTGTAATGCGACCGCACGGCAGAGCAAGGGTCAGTTCTAAAAACCCGCAGGCGTTCGCAATTTGCGACCGTTGCTC